GTGCTGAACCTGCCAACAGGAGACTTGCTGGCTTGCGATATTGCAATCAGCACCTTAACGGAATGGAGTTAAATCATGACCGATTTAGCACAATGGGAAAAAGAGAACGAAGCCTTCCTGACTAAAATCGGTCAGGTTGCTTCTAAGCCAGAAACAAAGCCAACAGCAAAGAAAGAAGAGGAATAAGCCGTGTCAGTATATCTAAGCAACGGAGTGGTTCTTACTGTAAACGCGGTAGACCTCTCATCATTGGTAAGCAGCGTTACTATCAACAGATCATTCGAAGAATTGGACATCACTGCGATGGGCGATTCTGGGAGACGTTATGTAAAGGGCTTGGAAGCTTCAAGCATTACAATCGACTTCTTTAACGATGAAGCAACATCAAAGACACTTCAGACACTCAACAGCCGTTGGGGTGAAAGCACAACAGTCACAGTTAAGCAGCTCAACACAACAGTATCAGCGACAAATCCGCTATACACTATGTCATGCTTGGTTAATAACACAACACCAATCAACGGAGCAGTTGGAGACCTTTCAACTCAGTCCGTAACTTGGAACGTAAACGGCGAAATCGCCATCACAACAGCGTAAGAAGGAGATAAGGGCTATGGCAAAACTCAAAGTAACAAGGGCAGACGGACAGGTGCAGGAGTTTGAGATTACTCCGATTTTGGAGTATTCGTATGAACAACACTTTAAGAAAGGCTTTCACAAAAGTCTTATTGAAGATCAAATGCAAAGTTCAGTCTACTGGTTGTGCTGGGAAGCCATCCGCCGCTCAGGTGAAGTGGTCAAGCCTTTTGGCGAGGACTTCCTTGGTACTCTCAAGAGTGTCGAGGTTCTAGAGTCTGACCCTTTAGGCTAGATCGGAACTCCCTCACCTATCTCGCAGCTAGATTAAGTTACGAGTATGGAGTTCCGTTCCAATCCATCGTGGAACTTCCTACGATGGCTTTCAAGGCTCATGTACAGGTATTAAAAGATTTAGCAAAGGAGCGAAGCGATGCGAATAGAAATACGCGGAAACGCTGATCTACGCAAAGCGATGCGCCGCTTCACTCCTGACCTAGAGCAAGCTCTTAAAAAAGAACTGACTAAAGCCTTAAAGCCAGTAGTGACTCAAGCAAAGGGTTTCGTACCTGCTGTGTCTCCTATGAGTGGCTGGGCTAGGCGCTCCTCTAATGTGGGTGCGTTCCCAGCCTTTAACTCTAGTGAGATTAAGTCTGGCATTACATACAGCACGACCCCTAGCAGAATTAACTCCAACGGATTTAGCTCTATGGCTCGTATCCAAAACAAGAGCCGAGTCGGTGCTATTTACGAAGGCGCAGGGCGCGCTAACCCTCAAGGTCAGAAGTGGGTAGGTCCTAAAGCTGGTTACTCTTCTAACAGAGTTAGCAAGTCAAATAACCCTACTGCTGGCAAAACCTTTATTGAGAATCTGCCACCGCTTGTATCTAGCCTTAAAGGTCGTGGGCGCTTGATTTACCGCGCTTGGGCTAACAGCCAAGGCAAGGCAGAAGGCGCAGCCATGAAAGCGATAGACACAGCAATCAGAGAGTTTAGAGCCAATGTCAAAGAGGCTACTTCAAGGAAGGCAGCATAATGGCTGAAGTAAGAGAGACTATATCCATCGGCTCTAAAGCCGATACACGCGGCTTCAAGAAAGCCGAGTCTGCTGCTGCCAAGCTGACCAAAACCCTTAAAAACCTCGCGGGTGCTTTCGGAGCAACCTATTCAACTGCGCAGGTCATTAACTTTGGCAAGGTGTCAGTCAGAGCCTTTGCGGAAATGCAAGCCCAGCAGGATCGCTTAACTCGTCTTATGAAGGTTGGAGTAGGTGCAAGCAACGCACAAATCCAGTCTCTAAATAACCAGTCAAAAGCATTGGAAAACCTTGGCGTAGTTAGCAAAGGCAATATCACTCAAATCCAATCACAGTTGGCTACCTTTAATCTTCAGGCTTCGACTATCCAAGCCCTTACCCCTTCCATTCTCGATTATGTAACAGCAGAGAAGGGCGCTACAGCCAGCACAGAAGAGTTTAAGATGATGACCAACGGCTTGGCTCAAGCCCTAAATGGTAACTTCACTTCTCTGACTCGCGTGGGCTTTGTCATTGACGACAACACAAAGAAGTTAATTAAGAACGGCAATGAATCACAGCGCGCTGCTGCCATCGTAGATGTCTTGGACTCTACCTACAAAGGATTTAATAAGAGCTTACGCGATACTCCTATTGGTCAAATGACCTTATTGGCTAACGCAGCCGAGGATGCCCGCGAGACTATCGGCGAGGGCTTGCTTGATGCTTTAGCGTTGCTAGGCGGCGAAGGCACAAGAGACATCGAAAAAGCCACTACAGCAATGAGCGATTTGGCAACTGCCACTTCAGATGTCATTCGTGGTCAGGCAGTCGTGTTATCTAACCTTGGCGGTATCGGTGGCGGGGCAGTCGGCAAGATTGGCAACGCCGTTAAAATCTACTTTAAGGAAGTCTTAGGTATTCAGGCATTGCAGGACTTAGGTGCAGCAACACGCCCACGTCCTCGCGCTGGTAGATTCTTTGGTGGCGGCTCTCTTGGAACTATCTACGATCCAAAAGCCAAGAAAGTTGCTCAAGACCAACTCAAGGAAACTAAGAAACTTACAGCCGAGCAGAAGAAGCAAGCAGCTCTTAAGAAGGCTGGCACAGTCTTTGACCAAGAGCAGATTCAGTTAATCGCAGCACTTAAGGGCAAGTTGTCAGAAGAAGAGCGCACTCGCATCAGAGCGCAGCTTGCCATCCTAAACGAAAATGACGTTCTGGCTAAGAATCTAACCAAGCAGATTCTTATGGCTCAGGATGCAACAGGCGGGCTATATAACTACTTCCTAACAATCGGCGATGCAAAGATTAAGAACCCTTTCTCCTTCCTAGATGACTGGATTAAAGAGTTCCAAAAGAAACTGGATAGTCTTAAGTTCCCTACTTTTTCAACTTCAGGCGGGGCAGCAGTAGCACCGACTTCTGGAATTGTCCAAGGCTTTACTCCACCTAACTTGGGTGTTATAGCCACAGCAGGAGCAATACAAGGACCATCTCTGCCATCCACGAACGCGGGAACAATACCGACTGGTAACTTCACTTACGGACAGGGCAACCCGCTTAACACCAATGTTTATGTCACAGTCCAAGGGTCAGTCACTACCGAGCAAGACTTGATTAACTCAATCTCTAAGGGCTTACAAGACCAGTCTCTATCTTCAGGTAACTCAAGTAACATCGTTCGCCGTAGCTCTGCCTTTGGACTCTAATGGCATTACCAGCACAAATAGCAGTCAGCTTCGACTTCAGCTCTGGGGCTACATTCGGTACTGGCTTCGTTATTGGCTCACCAGATAACGGAGTCATAGGAGTCAATTCATTCGGCTCATCTGATGTAATCATTCCTACAGTTGATCTAACCCCTGACGTGTACAGCATCTCTATCAGGCGTGGTCGTAGCATCCTCAAAGATACCTATGAGGCTGGCACAGCCATTGTGCGCGTACTTGACCCTGCTGGAAACTTCAATCCTCAAAACCCAAGTTCGCCTTACTTCGGGTATTTAACCCCTTTGCGTAAGCTGCGCATCTCTGCCACCACAACCACAGCAGAACACTTCCTATTCTCTGGCTATGTGAATGACTACCGCTATACCTTCCCTGTAGGGCAGGAGACGGCATACGTGGACATTCTCTGCACAGATGCCTTCCGTCTCTTGCAGATGTCCCAGATAGCCACAGTAGCCGATACCCCAGCAGGTCAGGACACAGGCACACGCATTAACAAGATTCTGGACGATGTTCAGTTTCCAGTTTCCATGCGTTCAATCTCGACAGGTCTTGCCACCTGCCTTGCTGATCCTGCAACTACTAGAACCACCATCGAAGCCATCAAGAACGCAGAGTTCTCGGAAGGGCTTGGAGCGTTCTATATCAGCCCAGACGGAACTGCTACATATAAAAACCGAGCAGAGGTTACTAACAGCCTTGGCGATGCAGCCATCGCCTTTAACCAGACCACAGGCATCCCATACAGAAACGTCAAGTATGCCTTTGATGACAAGCTCATCATCAACGATGTCCGATTTACCCGCACAGGCGGCACAGTTCAGAACGTTTTTAGCCAGTCCAGCATTGACAAGTATTTCCCTCATGGCTTGACACAAGAGAACATGATCGCCGAGACAGATGCGCAGGTCTTAGGCGCAGCCCAGAACTATGTCAATACCCGCAAGGAGACCACCATCCGTATTGACGAGATGCTGGTGGACTTGCTAGACCCAGCAGTACCAACTGACACCCTTATTGGGCTTGATTACTTTGACAACCTAGACATCACAAACGTCACAGAATCAGGCTCGACAATCCAAAAGACATTACAGGCGCAGGGCTTCGCTTGGGATATAACAGCTAACAAGATGCAAGTAGCAATCACCACGCTTGAGCCAATTTTAGATGGTTTCATAGTTGGAAGCAGTACATACGGTATAATCGGCACATCTACATTGAGTTATTAGGAGCAACATGGCAACCTTTCCAGTCACAACAGGAGACGTATTAACAGCGGCTACCTATAACAGCCTTCCAGTTTTCACAGTCACAACCAACACCAACGATGCCACAGCTGCCCTAGCAGATCAGTACCAAGTCCTCGAAGTGATGAACAAGGCAACAGCCATCTCCTTTAACCTTCCTACCAACGCCTCTGTAGCCTTCCCAATTGGCACAGTCATTACAGTCCTCAACATCGGTGTGGGAGTCTGCACAATCAAGGCAGTCACATCAGGCACAACAACAGTCTTATCTGCGGGAGCCACAGCCGCACAGCCAACTCTAGGACAATACAAGTCAGCCGCCTGTATCAAGACAGGCACAGACACATGGTACGTGGTGGGCGCAGTTGCTTAATGTCATCGCTGGAATACATGGAACAGGTGCGGCTGCCGTAACCAACTCCTATGAGTCTATTGCCACCGCTAACGGAAACGGCTCTAGTGGAACAATCACATTCTCGTCCATTCCTAGCACGTTTAAGCATCTCCAAGTCCGTTACCTAGGCAAAGACACTTACGCTGGCGGCGCTGGTCCATCTAATATGCAAATTAGATTAAACTCTGATTCAACAGAAGCAAACTACCGCTATCACTATTTAAGAGGCGATGGCTCTAGCGCAACAGCTTCTTCAGGTAACTCTAATTTTTTCTTAGCATCTGTCAGCACTACAACCGATAACGCTGACATCTTTGGCGCAGGAGTTATTGACATCTTGGACTACGGCAACTCATCAAAGAACACCACTATCAGAATCCTTGGCGGCTTGGAATATAACGGATCAGGTGTGGTTCAGCTTTATTCGATGCTTTGGAATAACACAGCCGCAGTCACTTCTTTAACATTGTTTAATGGTAATGGCTGGACTACTGAAGCCCAGTTCGCCCTTTACGGAATCAAAGGATAGATAAATGCCCGCAGGTTCTACTTACACGCCGATAGCCACTACCACGCTGGGAAGTGCGCAGTCCTCTTACACCTTTACTTCTATACCATCGACCTACACAGATTTGATTTTGATTTTTAGCGGGGCTGCTTCGACATCTACTTCTTATGTGTCCTTGCAGTACAACTCTGACACAGCAGCAAATTATTCAGTAACCCTGCTTCGCGGTACTGGCACAGCTGCATCATCAAACCGCTATAGCGGTATAACTGAAATCTATGCTTCAGTCAGCGCAACAAACACCACAGAGATTAACAATATTATTTTTCAAATTCAAAACTACAGTAATACAACGACTTTTAAGACAAGCCTAAGCAGAGCAAACAACGCATCGGTATCTACGGAAGCGGGAGTTGGGTTATGGCGTTCAACCGCAGCTATTAACGCAATTAAGGTTTCGTCTCCAACCCAGAACTTTGCCACAGGCTCAACCTTTACCCTATACGGAATTGCGAGCGCATAATGCCAAACACATTTGAGTTAATCGCTTCTTCTACAGTTGGTGCTGGCGGCGCTGCTTCTATTACGTTCAGTTCTATCCCTAGCACATTTAAGGATTTGGTAATTAAATTAAGCAGCCGTTCTAGTGATTCCATTGTCGCTACAGGCGTGGTTATGCAGTTTAATGGTTCGGGTTCTTCGCTTACTTATCGCAATTTAGAAGGCGATGGATCAACAGCCGCTAGTTACAACGGCACTACTGGGAGAATTGGTGTTACTAATGCCGCATCTTCAACGGCTAGTACCTTTGGCAACCTTGAAGCCTATATTCCAAACTACGCAGGTAGCACAAATAAATCTTCTTCTATTGACTCGGTGCAAGAAAACAACGCCACTACAGCTTACGCAGATTTACACGCAAACCTATGGTCGAACACAGCCGCTATTACTTCTATTGATTTGACTTTACAAACTGGCTCTTTCGCCCAGCACTCAACCGCCTACCTATATGGAGTAAAAAATGCCTAATCCAACACGAATCGAAATCAACTGCGAGACAGGCGTGGAGTCAATTATTGAATTGACCGATGCCGAGGTAGCAGAACTTGCCTATCAGGCAGAACTAGCAGCCGAGAAGAAGGCAGAAGAAGATGCTAAGGCAGAAGCTGATGCTGTGGCTAAGGCTGCGCTGCTAGATCGTCTAGGTATTACTGCTGATGAGGCAAAGCTCCTACTGGCATGAACCCATGGCTATGCAAG